TGGCAATTTCAAGAATGCAATTGGTCAAAGAACTCGAACCTGGCTTGAATGCTCTGTTCGGATTAGAATACGACCGATACGAAAACCAGCACACAGAAATCTTTGATTCAGAGAGTTCTGATCGTGCATTTGAAGAAGAAGTAATGCTAGGTGGTTTTGGCAATGCAGAAACTAAACCGGAAGGATCTGGTGTTGTATACGAATCAGCACAAGAAACTTTCACTGCTCGCTATACCCACGAAACCATTGCTTTGGCTTTCTCACTAACTGAAGAAGCTGTAGAGGATAACCTTTACGACAAAATCAGTACTCGATACACAAAAGCATTGGCACGTTCAATGGCAAACACTAAGCAAATAAAAGCTGCTAACGTTCTTAACAGAGCGTTTAACAGTTCTTACCTTGGTGGTGATGATAAGGAGCTTTTAGCGACTGATCACACTACTATGGCTGGTGACCAAAAGAACGAGCTAACAACTGCTGCTGACTTGAACGAAACTTCGCTCGAGCAAGCAATGATCGATATCGCTGGTATGAAGGATGAAAGAGGAATGAAAATTGCTCTTCGTGGAATGAAAATGATCATTCCTGTAAATCTTCAATTTACAGCTGAAAGGTTGATGAAAACTGCAGGTAGAGTAGGAACTGCTGACAATGATCTAAATGCAATCAAATCAATGGGAATGATACCACAAGGATACGTGGTAAATAATTTCCTAACTGATACTGATGCTTGGTTCATTAAAACAGATGCTCCTAATGGACTGAAAATGTTCACTAGGGCTCCTATTAGAACTGCGATGGAAGGCGACTTTGATACTGGAAACGTTAGATACAAAGCAAGAGAAAGATACAGCTTCGGCTGGTCTGACTGGCGCGGAATATTTGGCTCTCCAGGAGCTTAATTAATCAAAGGGGGCGGATAATTCGCCCCCTTTACCTAGATTAACAGTTATGCAGACTGACTAGGCAGACGATATAGAGACGGCATGACAATAGGTCTATATGACCAAGGAGAATATTATATGGCTAATACTAGCTTTGTGGGTCCAGTAAGATCCAAAAATAACTATAAATTATATAGTACTACTGCTTCAACAGGTGTTGAACATGATAGAACTTTAGGAACAACAGCTAAAGACGCAAGGCGTGTTTATTTAGAAGAGTGGTTTAAACAAAGACCGGGTCTTAACGCTAACATTGACCAAGCGTATACAGTTGAAGTTGCGAGAGCATTAAATGTTGACTGGGAAGCACTTGGAACTAATATGACTACTGCTTTATGTACATTCGCCACAACTGGTGGTGGAGTTTTAGCAACAACTGCTGGTGCAGATCAAGACCAAGCAATTTTAACACCTCACTTAGATACTGCAGCAACAGCATGGGCAGGAACTTTATGGGGAACAGAAAACTCAGTACATTTTGAAACATCATTACAGTTACCTGCACTTGATAATCAAAAAGTTTGGGCAGGGTTAAAGTTGACTAATGATCAATTGATTGCAACTGATGATAATCAAATGTTTTTTAAATTTCAATCAGATGCTACTAACTCTGAATCACTTACAACTTTAGCTAATTGGCACTTTGTTCATAGTATTGGAGGTACTGACTACATCAGTAGATTACCAATTGCTGTTGAAGCGGATACGCCTTATCATTTTAAAATTGAAGTTGATTCAGATAGAAAAGCGGCAATTTTTGTAAATGGTGTACAATATAATGTAACAACTACTTCTGGCTCTACTGGGGGTACTGCAGTAACAGCAGTTCAACCTGGAGTACAAGCTACTAAAACAGCGGCTTTAACCAATGATGTAGATTTAATTCCTTACATTGGAATTGAAGCAGGAGCGGCTGCAGCTGAAGCAGTCAACTGTCATTATGTTGCTTGTAGCAGAAACGTTTACGAATAATAAATAAATAGTGGGGCTACGGCCCCACAGTTCTTGATTAAGGAGGGAACATGGCAGACGTAGTAACAGGACCGACTATCCTACAACAAAACGACAATCGCGTCGTAATTAAAATAGTTAATCAATCAGACGGAACAGGTGCAACAACAGTTTTTGGTGATGTATCAGCAATGGCTGCAAGAGCAGATGGAACAGCAGTAGCTCATTTAGGATTACTTAGAATTTGGTTTTCTTGTCAAGGTGGCGATGGAGGAGACTCTTATGCTCGTTTAGATGAAGAAGATGACGATGGAGATATTCCTGTGATAGGTTTAACTGGAACAGGATATTGGGATTTTAGAGAGTTTGGTGGTATACCAGCAGATAAATCTAGTAACACAAATGAAAGTGATGTTAATCTTGTAGTTCCAGGTACGGCTGATGCAGCAAATATGTATACAATTGTAGCAGAATTTTCAAAGATATATTAGGAGTTTAAATGGCTTATTCAGGCACACAAACTTTTAATCTTTCGATTGAAGAGATAATAGAAGAAGCACTAGAGAGATGTCAATTAGAATCTCGTAGTGGTTATGATTTAAAAACCGCTAAAAGATCTCTAAATTTGATGTTTGCAGAGTGGGCAAACCGTGGATTAAATCTATGGACTATTACTTATGCAACACAAACACTAACAGCTGGTACTAATTATTATTCTATAGATCAGAATGTAGTAGATATAGTGGATGCAGTAGTGACAACTACTACAGGTGCTACATCTAACATAGAAGGCGATAGTAATACAACAGATGTTGCTATGAGTAGAATTTCAAGAACAGAATACATGAATCTAAGCAAAAAGGAAAATTCATCGAGTGGTGATGCAAGACCTACACAATTTGCTTTAGTACCTGGTACAGTGACAACTGGAGGATCTTCTTCTAGTGGTAGACCAGAAAATGACATGACATTATTCTTATATCCAAGCCCGGATAAAGCTTACATATTTAAATATTTTTATATAGCTAGAATAGCAGATGCAGGGGATTATACAAATAATGCAGATGTGCCATTCTTTTTTCTTCCGTGTTTGACGGCTGGACTAGCATACTATATAAGTTTAAAAAGAGCGCCGATGTTAAGTGGAAACTTAAAAGCGGTGTACGACGAAGAATTTAAACGTGCTGCTGAAAATGATCGTGAACGAGTGTCGTTCAGGGTTGAACCAGCACGGGCGTATACACCATAGGAGGTAATATGGTTAAATGTGAAAAATGTGGTCGTGAGTGTGATTGCGGAGACAATTGTCAATGCACAAATACAGACTGCCACTGTAAAAAGGAGGAAAAATGAGTAATAAAAACTGGAACAGCCAAACTTCTAACACTAGTGGATCCACTGGTGGAGTAAAAAGTAATTGGAGTGATCGTGGTACTATTTCTATACCTAATGCTAAAGCCAAAGAAAAAGAAAAACCTTGTCCAATTGTGGAAGGTGAAATTCATGGTACAGTACAGGGTATGGGTGCAGCAACTAAAGGTGGTAAGTATCATTGGTCTAGTAAAAATAAAAGTAATTGGTAAATTAAATGGGTTACGCAACAGGTAAGTATGCTAAATTTATTTCTGATCGTAGCGGAATGGAATTCCCTTACAAAGAAATGGTAGTAGAGTGGAATGGATCACGTGTTCACACAAGTGAATATGAGCCTAAAACACCACAAGATAGGCCTAATAAGCATTCTTCTGACTCAGAACCATTACAATATCCGAGGCCAGCTAGAACAGAAAATGCAGTGGAGCATAAACTTCCATTAAATGCTTTTAGATTTACAGCTTCTAGCACAACAGTTTCAGTATTTGAACCAGAACATGGTAGATCTACTAGTGATACTGTTAGGTTTAGAGAAGTAAGGGGAAGTATATTTGGAGCAGATATAGATGAACTAGAAGATTCTGATGGATATAGTATAACAAAAACAGATGATGATTTTTATACATTTACAGTATCAACATCACCTTCTATAACAGGTAATGGAGGAGGCGGAATGGCTTCTTCTGGACCGGTAACATTGAGTAACTAATGACAACGTACGCAGAATTAACAACACAAATATTAGATTATACAGAAGTTAGTACGGATGTTTTAACATCTACTAGAACAAATGATTTTATTGAACATGTAGAAAATCGCATATTAAGAGAAGCAGATTTAGATGCATTTAAATCTCATCAATCAGCTAATTTAACTACTGATAATGCTTTTTTATCCTTACCTGGGGGAACTTCTCCTGACCCAACATCTCTAGCCACAATACGAACAGTTCACATTTGGCCTGCTTCAGGAACAGCTACACGAACTTTTTTAGAGCAACGTGATATTAGTTACATGAATGAATATTGGCCTAATAGAACATCTACTAGTACACCAAAGTACTGGGCATGGTGGGATCAAAATACAATTTATCTTGCTCCTACGCCGGATTCAGCGTATAACGTTGAAATAGGAATTACTAGATTACCAACAAGACTATCTAGTTCTAATACAACCTCTTGGTTGGGAGATAATGCCCCATTAGCATTGCTCTATGGATGTCTTGCCGAAGCCTTCAAATTCTTGAAGGGTCCAGCTGAAATGCTGCAATTATATGAACAATCATACCAACGTGCTATTCAAAGTTTGATGGTAGAACAAACTGGAAGGCACAGAAGAGATGAGTACTTGCACGGGGAGTTAAAATTACCTATGCAATCACAAAAAACAAAATCCATAGGAGGATAAAACATGGCAATAACCCAAGCTGTCTGTACAAGCTTTAAACAAGAAATTCTTGTAGAAGGACATAATTTTACTGGTTCAGCAGACACTTTTAAAATTGCACTATATACAAGTTCTGCTTCTTTAACTGCTGCAACTACTGCTTATTCCAGTTCAAACGAAGTTTCTGATTCAGGATCTTATTCGGCTGGTGGTGGCTCACTTACAAGTGTGACACCAACGACAAGTGGTACTACCGCAATCTGTGATTTCGCTGATATATCTTTTACATCAGCTACTATTACAGCGCGTGCGGCTTTAATTTATAATAGCACAAACTCAAATAAGGCAGTATGCGTATTAGACTTTGGTGGTGATAAGACATCAACAAGTGGAACATTTACTATTCAGTTTCCAACAGCCGATGCAAGTAATGCTATTTTACGGTTGGCATAGGAGATAATACATGGCTTTAAAGCTAAACGATAGGGTCAAAGAGACATCAACAACGACCGGAACCGGTACGCTTGATTTAAGTGGTGCTGTAAGTGGTTTTGAAACTTTTGTAGCAGGAATTGCAGATGGCAATACAACATACTATGCCATTGTTAACCGTGATGCAGCGGAATGGGAAACTGGTCTTGGAACTGTAACTGATGCTTCTACTGATACTTTAGCAAGAACAACTGTTATTTCGAGTTCAAACAGTGATTCTGCTGTTGACTTTAGTGCGGGAACAAAGGACGTATTTTGCACTTTGCCAGCAAGCAAGGTACCTTTTCTTGATGCTAGCAATGATTTAATTCTTGGAGTAGGTGCGGCAGGGATTGACTATTCTCTAAAATTTGATGGCGAAACAAGTGATGGTGTTATTACATGGATGGAAGATGAAGATTCTTTCAAAGTGGAAGATGATCTTGTCATGGATAGCACAAAGAAATTATACTTTAATGATGAAGGCGGCGAATATATAAGTGGTGATGCAACTGACTTAACTATAGCATCGGGCGCCAAGATCAATTTAACGGCAACATCAGACATTGTCGTTCCAGCCAATGTAGGAATTACTTTTGGCACAGGAGAAAAAATAGAAGGTGATAGCACGGATTTAACAATTACGTCCGGCGCTAAAATTAACCTAACAGCTACTTCAGACATTGTCGTTCCAGCCAATGTAGGAATTACTTTTGGTAGTGGTGAAAAGATTGAAGGAGATAGCACAGATTTAACAGTAACCTCTGGTGCTGATATTAACTTAACAGCGACAGCAGACGTAAATATACCATCTGGTGTTGGAGTTACATTTGGCGATGACGGGGAGAAAATAGAAGGTGATGGCACTGATTTAACGATCGCTGGTAATAATATTAACTTGACAGCCGTTGCAGATATCGTTGTTCCAGCAGACGTAGGAATAACTTTTGGTAGTGGCGAAAAGATTGAAGGAAATAGTACAGATTTAACAGTAACCTCCGGCGCTGACATTAATTTAACAGCAACTGCGGATGTGAACATACCGTCCGGCGTTGGTGTCACTTTCGGCGATGACGGGGAAAAGATTGAAGGAGACGGAACAGATTTAACGATCGCTGGTAATAATATTAACTTGACAGCCGTTGCGGATGTTGTAATCCCGGCTAACGTAGGAATAACATTCGGAACAGGTGAAAAGATTGAAGGTGATAGTACAAATTTAACTCTTACATCTGGTGCAGATATTGCATTAACAGCAACATCTGATGTAAATTTACCTAATAATGTTGGAATGGTATTTGGTGATGACGGTGAGAAGATAGAAGGTGACGGAACGGATTTAACAATCGCGTCCAGTGGAGTTCTTAATCTTGCAGCAGGTGGTTCAACAAATCAAATAAAAGTGACAGACGGGGCAATTTTGCCTATCACGGACGATGATGTTGATTTAGGTAGTTCATCTTATCAATTCAAAAACGCTTACATTGATGGTACACTGGAAGCAGATGCAATAACAATAGGTGGCACGGCAGTCACAGCAGGTGGAGCCACAGCAGGCTTCGCTTTAGCTATGGCCGTGGCATTATAAAATAGGAGGAATGAATGGCACAAGATTTTAGAAATGTAGTAGCAAGAGCACAAGGAACCACTGCGGCGGCAATACTGACCGGTGGTAACTATGACGCTGTTATTGGCATTCGTTGTACAAACATTCTCACTACAACAATCAAGGTGGATATCTATATGGTAAGAAGTACAGCACTTTATTATATCGTTAAAGATACCCCAATTCCACCGGGCGGATCAATCGAATTGATACAGGGTGGTTCAAAAATTGTTATGGTGAGCGGTGATGTTTTATGGCACGATTGTGATACAGCAAGTGGCTTAGACATTTGGGTAAGCTATATTGATACTATAAGCGAGTAGGAGGATTAAATGAGTGAAGTAGCAGTAATTAATGGGATACAGTATATTGGGTGTGCGGCACCGAATGAATCTGTTGTACAACATACAGCAGTAATGGATGCAAGTCAGACAATAGAGAATGCTGTTTTAGCAGGCCCCGTAACATTCCCCAATGTAATGACAATAACAGGTAACTTGGTAATAGTATGAGTGTAGAACTAGATGGTGCTAATAATATAGTAAAAACTGATACAATATCAGAAGTAACTTCTGCTAATGGAGTAACTGTAGATGGCTTGAGTATTAAAGATGGAAAACTTGTTACTGCTGATTCAGTCATAGAAGCTAACATGAGTGCTAACTCAGTAGACAGTGATTCTTATGTTGATTTAAGTATTGATACTGCTCATATTGGAGCAACGCAAGTTACGGGAGCAAAATTAAATAATGATGTTATCTCAGCACAAACTGCTTTAGCAGAACAACCTGCAAGTGATGACGAAATAATGATTTCTGATGGCGGAACTTTGAAGAGATTGGATTTTGACCACATTTACAGTACTCCGTCTTTTTATGCTTATCAAGCAGCTACCCAAGCAATAGGAAATGGCTCTCTGACAAAAGTAACATTAGGAACAGAAGGATGGGATATAGGTAGTGCTTTTACCGATAGTAAATGGACTCCGGGAGTGATAGGAAAATATTATATTGCAGGTGCCGCCTATATGGCTGGTATGACTACTAATGGGTATTGTGAGTTAAAATTTTATAAAAATGGGTCACAAATACCAGGAAGAAATGGAAACTTCAGAGTTATGATGTCATCTACAGCCGCCGCCTCTATGTCAATAACTAGCTCCTTTATAATTGAGTTGGATGCGGATGATTATATTGAAATGTATATAATACAAGATAATGCCGATGGTGGCGGAGGTAGCAAAACACTAGGAGATGCAAATAACCTAGCATATATGTCGGGTTTTAAAATAGTAGGAATATAATGGCAAATTTAAAAAACAAAATTACACAGTATTTAGGAAGGCATTTTTCATTCGAAGAAATTTCATTGCAGAATGATGGGGATGGAGATTACATCAAGGAATGGAATGTTGCCGAAGCACAGCCAACTGTTGAGCAATTAAACGCTTTGGAAAGTCAAGCGACAACTTTAGAAAATAACAATAAAATTCGTGATACCCGTAGGGAAAACTACGGAAATATTGGCGACCAACTTGATTTATTATACAAGGACATAGTGGCAAACAAACTGGATACTACAGGAGAATGGGCAAAGAAAATTAAGGCAATCAAGGATGCTAATGCAAAGGATTAATAGGAGATATAAATGGCTAGTGAAATAAAAGTAGATACAGTATCAGAGAAGACATCGGCTAATGGTGTTACTATTGATGGTCTAAGTATAAAAGATTCAAAACTTGTAACGGCAAATTCAGTCATAGAAGCAAATATGAGTGCAGATTCTGTTGATTCAGACTCTTATGTAGATGGTTCGATAGATACGGCACATATAGCAGACGGACAAGTTACAATTGGAAAATTGTCTACTGCTGTACTTACAGGTGCAACAGATATAGGTGCCGCAATAGTAGATGCTGATTTATTGTTAGTAGATGACGGTGCAGGTGGTACATTACGAAAAACTGCCGCTTCAAGAATAAAAACTTATATTGGAGATAATACTCCTTCTTTTTATGCTTATTTAGGGTCTGACCAAACTTTTGCTACTGCAACTGATACAAAAGTTACTCTTGATACCGAGGGTTGGGATACAGACAGTGCTTTTGCAAGTAATAAATTTACAGTTCCTTCTAACGAGGGAGGGAAATATTTATTTAATTTTAGTGGAAAAACAGATTTAGCAATAGACACATTTGCATATATTTCTGTAAGAGTTAATAACTCTACAGTTGTAAGGTCAACACAAGGTACTGTTAAACCTAATGCAACTGGAAATGCTTTATTAAATTCTTCTGTAATAGTTGCTTTAGATGCAACAGATTATGTAGAATTATTTATATATCAAAATTCTGGGTCAAACCAATTAGCTTATGCTAATTATTGCAGTTTAATGGGTTGTAAATTAATAGGAGTATAATGGCACAATTATCAAATAAAATAATAGTATATTTAAGTAGAACACCAGACTTTGAAAATGAAGTCAA